GCCAAGCCAGTCAGATAGTTGGGCAGGAATAGACCCACACCCGCATAGGTCTGCGTCGCAGGCTGCTTAATTAGATCAAAAGCAGATGGCTTATTTGTTAGTTCGGTCAGGTTGTTGGCGCCGAACATATTACCGCCGGCACCGTCAAACCCCTTATCGCCCGCACGCGCAAAGTTGAAAGCAATCTCCGCGCCTTCATCAAAGATGCCCACCGAGCCGCTATTGAGCGTGACTGGAATTGAATACTTGCCGGGCACATACTCGTTCGATGAATTTATGACATTGAATAACATCCACTGGGAATCATCGCGCACCTCAACCGCCATCAGATAACCCTTGATCGCCGGGTTGGTGCTCTGCCCCATCGCTGTGAGCCAGGCCGCAACATTGGCGCCAGTTGCATCATGGCGCTCGAAGAGCAGCTGCCCATGAGACAGATCAAGCATCATCTGGCCGACAATCGGCCCAGCCGGGTCATACAGGGCATGAGACCAGCGAACGGCAATCGCTGGCCCCCGTGGACCAACGTCACCCGGCTCACCATCTGCCCCTGGTGTGCCTGGTATACCGGGCGGACCCTGGGCAGGTAGATTGATCAGGAAATCAGCCATTAGCGTGTAATCCCCTGAGTGAGTGTGATAGTGTTGATGCCGAGGTTGAACTTGAAATCATCGCTCAGCCGGGTCAGGATCACATCATAGTAATAATCGCCAGGATCCATCCTGAGCAGACGCGCCTGCTCCAGCCTGAAGGTAAAGACCCCCGCTGTTGATGGGCTCTCAATCACAATACCGCCCAATTCATCGTTATCAATCGAGATGTAGGTTTCTGCGGCTGCAGGTCGCGACCGAACTTCCATCTCGATCAGATGGCCCGTTAAATTGTAAGCCACCCCGCCCACGATAAGCCCAATTGTGCGCACAAAGTCCGCATTGTTGGCCATCGCGAAGGGGGGCATTCCCTCAAGCAAAGCAGCCATGGCCACCTCTATGCATTGAAGACCGCATCAACCTCAGCGGTAGTGGTAATCGTGCCCGCCTCGATCATGTCACTTGCCTGTTTCTCATCGTCAAATACTTCAGAAATCATCATCGCCACACCCTGGCGAATTTGATCCATCTTGGCCTGGTCAACCGCTATGAACACGCCATTCGATTGTTTCCACTGGAGTATCTTGCCAGGGTTCTCCTGAAGGTCACGCCACGCCGTCATGATCTGGGCCTGGCTATCACGTGACGTATCAATCAACATCCCGGCAACATTACAGCCACCAGTCTCAATCGACCAGCGTTTGGTAGCTGCATAAGCCTTCAGCTGTGCCTTCAAACCAGGACTTAAGTCACCATACGCAGTTGTCACTGCCGATTCTAGCGCGTCTGGGTAATATAACGTATCAGTGTCATAGAAACATTGAAAAGCATCTGACTGGGGAAGCTGAGCCAGCACAGAAGTTGCTTCATCAACAGTCATCGCGGTGCTGCGCATGATTAAGCTCCAATCCTGAACCCAGAGAACTCTGAGTTACCTACATAGTGATAGACGCCACTGTCCTGAAATATATTGTGAGTGACAATGTTGCCAGCACTCAACCTGTACATGAATGCCATCGACATACCCACAACATGGGGTCTGCTATTCGCAGTGATACCCCAGATGAACTCACCATTGACCGCAAACTGATACCAAACAATGCATATTGGATTAGTTGCAGGGTTGAGCACCTGCTCACCTACCGTACCATTGAAGAGCCACAGACCAGCATCCTTTGGCCCACAAGTGAAGCGACTATTGAGGCACGATGAGGCAGGGTCACGAAAGTAAAAACCATCAACCCGCGTCGAGTTGGCAATTGTGGTCCATACATTAGGTGCCACATTCTGATTGTAAGAATGACCAATTGAGAAATATGGCACACGACGTGCGAACAGATTGTAAGACGTAACATAGCTGTCATTATCATTGCCAGCATCCACCGTAGCAAGATCAGCCGCGCCCACGCCGAGCAAGCGGAAATTCACACCATCATAAACAAACTCTAGAATAGCATCAGCCGGAAGACTGCCCGCTTCAAGTGGCCCGCCATTGCGGCGAACAATCAGCTTTGGCCCCAGACCATTGCAATTGAGCGTTGGCCCCGTCGAGGTATTCGCCGCACTCATCTTCCGCACCTTGACCGGAAGACCCGCCTGGTAAGCCCCGAGTATGGGCACCAGCGAAACCTCCAGGGCATTACTGCTGCCCGTGTCAATGGCGTAATTGATCTTGCCTAGCTGAACTCCTTTGGCAAGCTGCCCAAGGTCCAGGGAAGAGGGTGCCAGCCCTTCCTTTGTGATCAGGTCTACAATCTCGCGCTGAGGGTGTTCAATCGACTCAGCTGGCGGGATTGACCCCTGAGTTCCCGTCGCTGGGTTGCCGTTGATATACGGTGAATCAGCGGCTGTTCCAAACGGCTGCTGGTATTTCATGGCGTTCCTTCCATAGGATCAGGCGGTCCAACGCCGCTGTAGTCAAAAAGAATTTCAGTGTGGGCAGGCTTCCAGCGGTAGAGCAAGCATTCCAGATCAGTGACCGCTGCGATGGTACAATGCGGATCAACCCCGCACTCACTGCCGTGCCAGCCGCAGCGGAACCAGTTTATGTTCACGCCCCCGACTTTGATGCTCCAGTAGAAGCGCATCTCAGGACGGCCAATCTCCCAACGAAAGATATATGGGTTGCCATCCACATCGACCATCGGGTCATCTGGGTTGCGAGTGTCCCCAACATTGCTGATGCCCACCATGAAGGGTGACCACTCGCGAAACTCTGATACCTCGATTTGATAATTGATCAGCTTCAAAGCTTCGGTATAGAACTGGCGCGACTGCCCGCCGAGGTAAGTCATCCACAAGACAAGGAAGCGCTGGCGGTCAGCAATCGTCTGCTTCTGGCCAATGCACTCGTCAGGTAGGCCCCAGGCTCGCTCCCAGTCAGGCAGTAACTCTAAGGTCTGGCGTGGGTCGCTCTCGCGCTCTAGTAGATCAGCGGCACGACCATCAACGAAACCCCATATCTCAGTCAGGCCCTTTGAGACCTGATAGAGCGTGCTATCCGGCGTGTGCTTGGGCCAAGCCTGCCCCTGGGGCAACATGGAAAGAAAAGGGTAGAGGTAATCTTCACCACTCCGCCGCATATGCCTATCGGGCGGATGTGCCCAATACCAGAGCGGGGAAGGTTTCATAGGCAACGTCATGCGTCACACATACTGCAAATCGCCAAGCACGGCCATGTGGCCGTTATTTGGCATAACGTCGTCAGTGTTGTTTACCAGTATGAAATGGTCTACCTCTGGTGCAGATAGAATCGCCTCTGACTTCCAGGCGGCATAGATCGTTCCCCCTGGCTTCGCCTTCGCAAACAACATCTCAAGCATGCTGCGTTCGATATCAGCGCGCACATCCGAAGTGTCCGGCTCCAGCTCAGAGATGATGCACGTAATGAAGTGCTTTATGGGCGGAGGCACAAAGAAATCCTTCACTGCAACCGGACGTACAGTATCGAGGTAAGCCGCAACCGCTGCGCAGTCTACGTCACTAGGGAAGCCATCATTGGCCGCACGCAGATCATCCATCATGAAGCGAACGGTGACTGTACCAATGCCCATCTCCAGGGGGTAGCTCCAGGCCCGCGTCACCCCAGGCACGCGCAAAGTCCAGTTGATATAGTCTTCCGCGTCTCCACCCATGGGCGGCATCTGGATGCGCTCTAATACCCGCGTGCGTAGATGGTCATCATCCTCCTGATCTGTGCCGCCCTGCATATCGTAAGACACGAAGCAAGTGCCGAAAGTCTGTACCCCCGGAGCAGCTATTTGTGTGCCAGCAACTAGATTGCCCGCCTTGCCAGGAATGAGCGCGCGTATAGGGCACTCTACATTGCCAGAGCTACTGATGGTCACCTCTTCCAGTGTCTCGTAATCGACTGGTACGCCGGTAGAGAAAGCAGACCTGCCAATAACATTTGGCCCAACTAACCGCGTGTTTATCGGTATCACAATATTAGGATCACCAGTGAAGGTCACTACCCCAGTTGATAAGGTCGCTGCCTTGCGCCCAATCGTACCGTCAGCATTTACCAGCCATATGTCGCCATGTCGGTCCAGCCATTCCGTCTCTGCCGTGTCGGGCAGAAGCTGCAGCGCCAGCCAGTCAATGTACTGCAGATTCAGATGTGATAGACCGCCCTGCGCATCAGACATAACCCGCAGCACAGAGTTGGGCACAGCCGCATCAGCACCCGGTAGGTTGCCCCGGATATAATCGCGGACCATTGACCGCACTTCTTTTAATGTTGGCGTACTCCAGGGCATTTAACCTCCAGAACCAGGTTTGGGTAGCCAGGCATCCATAATAATGTCAGACCAAAGAATTTGATAACGCAACTCAACCACAGGGTTGCGGCCACGATAGAGCGTGATCAATGCATCAATGCGGTCCATCTTCGAGCGCGCAACCTGCACTTCCATTTGTGAGGCAATACGCCGGTCAATGAACGGCTGAAGTGCTTCGCGAATGTACTGTTCAACAAGCACTTTCGTCGCACCACCCCAGAACCCAGGACCAGTGATCTTGCTGCGCCGCAAAAGCCAAAGCCGCGAGCCGATTGGCCAACCATCCCATATTTCCTTAGCGTCGAGATCACCCCACCAGCCCGCACGATCAGTGGAGTCCGGGTCAGGCATAACATCGTCAATCCGCGCCAGCGCGTCAGTGCCCAAGGCCACAATAACTCCGGTGGCGAGCTCCTGGGTGTCGTCTAGCGTACCATCCTCACGCAACAACCAATCCATCGTCACTGCATAATGCGGGTGGTTGGGGAACTCAGCATTCTGGACAAGGCGAATATCGGGCATGTCTCACCAGCCAGAGGTTACATTGTAGGCGGCAACTGCGGCAATCGAGGTCAATCCATTGATTGCCTCGCGTTTCCCCAGACGCACACTATTCAACCCCGAGCGTCTGGACTCAATTTCACCAAGTATGGTGCACATTTGATCTATGGTAAATGCATAAGTCTCTGTGTAGCCTAATGGCACCAAATAAAAATAGGGTGGGTAAGTAACCACCGGAGTAGCTACTGCAGGTGTGACAATAGTTGTGAACGTACACTTACCAGCCACTGCCACCTGAGAGGTTGTACCAGAGACGGTCACGCTCGTAGCCCCGCCTTCTGCCGGAGCGTCACCAGTGCCGGTGCCAGAGAATGTACCAGTAGATGTATGGCCTGTGACTGTAGCATCTCGATTCAGCTTGTCGTTCAAATCGCCGGAGAGATAGACGAACTGCGCATTAATACCCTCAGCTAACTGACCCACTACGTTATTGACACTGGGTGTCAAATAGCTTGATAGATAACGATTGTATGAGGCTGCATCCTCATCATCAGCCGGGAACGTCCAGCCCATGCTGATCACTGGTATAGGCTGTTGCCGCTTGTAATTGAATAGCGTCTCGACTACATCCTGCTTGATCAGCTTCGCCTGGGGCAGATTGATCGGTGGTGTCTCTGTCTGACCTTTGAGTATCCAAGCATTAACATAAGCCATGTATGGGGTTGGATCCACAAATGGCGTTCGAATTGCCATCGCCCCATTGTATTCAATCTCGCCCCGGTCTGTAGTTCCATCCCAGAACACCATTTCAACATTTGTCGGTAAGCCTGGAAATGTAAGCCCATTGATCACGCAGTTATCAATGCACATCGTGCTCGGTACCTGCAGCCAAAATTTCATTCACCAACCCGTCGTGACATCATAAGCGAGCACAGCTTGTACATCGGTCAATGCAGCAATCTCATCTTCCTTTGCCTTCTTGGTCACAAGTAGGTCGCTGCGA